TGAATCTTAATGTATAAAGAAGAACTCTTCTTGTCATGAAATCTCCCTCATAATCATCCTGCATCGTGATATTTTCTAAAACGATAGGAATATCTCTTTTTTCGTCTATTTGATCTACGAGTTCAACCGTTAAATTATATGATGGTTGAAAATATGGTAAGATCTGTTCTATAATCTGCAGTGCATCGTCATTTAGTTTAGACATAATGCTAAGTTCAAACTGCATGTTATATGGAACTGGCATGTATGCTTTTTTAGTTACGCTACCATTCGTAACACTTTTAGATGTAAATGTTTGAGTAGTTGTTACTTTTCTAGATGGATCATATGTCAGGCCAGTAAACTCAAAAGACATTCTAGGCAATGTCATAGCAACTGCTTTATTAAGATCTGGTGATTGAGTTAATCTAGCCAAAAACTTTTGTGTTGGACCATATGCTAGAGGAACTTTTATTTCACTTACAACCTGATTTGATGAGTTAGTGTGCTTTATCGAAATATTGTTAAAAAGAGTTCCAAAGGATATCACAGTCCTTCTCAAAATTTCGTTGTAAAAATACTCAAACATCTTTAAATTCCTATTATTAAATACTTAATCCTAATAAAATCTATTTATGGAATTCCAAATGGATTACGCTCTGAAAAATCAATAATCGCGTCTGCTGCAGATTCGATACTAGCATTATCTGCATATCCATCTTCTGTTGGATTTGTATCTATCAATCTTAGTTTGTAGGAAGCTCCAGATTCTGTTCCAACGATATTTTCTTGTATTGTGAAGGAACCGGTTACATTTGCAACTTCTAATATACTGGTGATTGAATTCCAAGATCTCACCCTTGCAGTGACACCACTTATAGATCCTGTAACAATTTCATTTACAGAGAACGTACCAACTCCAGATACTGTCGGAGGTCCAATTATTATTGATGGTGCGCTACTGTATGCCAAACCTGCGTTTGTTATTCGAATCGCTGTTATTGTCCCTGCTGAACTTACAACTGCTGTAGCAGCTGCTGCCACAGCATTAAGTCCTGATGTAAATATTTGATTTGCGAATGTAATTGTAGGTGGTGCAGAATACCCGCTACCACCAGAAGTGATAGTAATAATACCAACTATTCCATCACCTAAAATTGCTGTAGCAGCTGCTCCAGAACCACCACCTCCAATAAACTTGATCTTTGGTGTTGCGGTGTAACCAGCACCTGGATTTATGATTTGAACGCTCTGAACAGATTGTGTATTTGGATTTGCGCTATCAGTACATACAACTATACCAGATATCATTGTGGCAGTTGCCACTCCTGTTACTTTTCCTGCTGGAGCAGAGGAGATACCAACTCTAGGAATACTTGTATAACCACCGCCTCTATTAGTCACAGTAATTAATCTAATGCCACCTGAAGTTACAATGCCTGCGACTGCAGTTGCTGTGACTCCTGCACCAACAAGAGTTAGGGTTTGAGTAACTCCAAGGAGTGTTGATATTTCATCCTCAGTTGATCCGTCCACATTACTTCCCAATAATATATCATCAATTTCTGATATATTAGTATCAATAACTTCATCTTCATATCTGAACAACTCACACTTAAGTGTGTAAACATAATTTTTTTGAAGTTGGTAAAATGGTTTTTCGTGCTCAACAAATTTAATTTCAAATAATCTATCTCCCAAAGGGAAATAAATTAAATCACCCTCTTTTGGTCTGGTAGATAATTTAATATTTGATTTATTTTTAATTAAAGGAGAAATATAATCCTTAAATCTCTCTCTAGAGATGGTGAGAGTTAGTTCCTGTGTTTGTTGAATTCCAAATTTAGATAAAATTGTTGTATTATCAGCGTATCCATCAAAGTTTTCAATATATGCCTCTATGGGATATGCATCCATAAAAGCTGATTGTATAACCTCTTTTATAATTGTTTTTTCCGTAAGATACTTTCTTGGTAGGTAATGAACTTCTACCCCATATATTCTGAGTTGTTCATTAATTAAATCTTGTATTAAACCCTGTTCTGTAAATGAACCCTGTTGAAAAAAAGGATTTAACATTTGATTATCCTATAAAATCAAGCGGAGGAAGTTCATAAGTGGACGACATTTTTTCTGCAATCGCCTCAAGTTCTCTTTGTGCATCATCATAAATCTGTCTTCCATTTAACTCAATTCCACCAGGTAATTTTACACCTTGGAACTTAATTAAATTTTGACCCCACTGACGTTTAATCAAAGCAGTTAAATATCTTTTTAAAAAAGAATCATTCCAAACTCTACTATAATCGTTCGGGTCTAATGTACGATAACAATCAATAATTATATAATCATCAACTTTTACGCTACCCCAATCAATATCCAAGTACAGTCTGTTTTGTCTTTGATTAAATCTAATTTGTTTTTGGGTGGTTAGAAGAAAATCAATGTCTTCCAAATAACTTTTTGTCATTGCATATGTTAAAATTTCAGTTGATCCAAAATAATAAATGTCATTTAAAAATAATTGATATTTGACACTAAACATATTATTTGTTGTGGTATTTGTTCCATCAAAATGATAAATTTTTGTGACTCCAATAACTGAGGGAGGAACCTGTAGGAAGTTACTATTCTCTTTATATGAAAATGTCGTGGCAGTTCCTACAATAGTTGCTGTCGCTGTCGTTGTCGCAATACCAACATTTGAATTATTTCCAGGAGCTCTTCCCCTATTAATGTCTGCTTGAGTTATTTGATACTTTAAAAAAACTTGCCCTACACCATCAAAATGTCTTTCATAAAAATATTGAAGGGCATCATCAACAAGATCTTCCACCTGCTCATCGGCAACATTTATTTCCAGCACAGGGGCTCCGAGTTGCCTTTTACAATAATTGATTAATTCTGTTCTACTTGCTGGTTGTGCCATTTATACTTTTAATCTTAAAAATATTTATGATATAGTGATTAAACTAATCATAAATCTGATGTTATGTTAAATAAAACTTCTTGTTGCTTGAGATATAGTTTGTAGTATGATTTTGCAACATTTTTTAAAGTCTCAATGTCATCAATATTGTCTATTTCTAAAGCATATTTAAAATACTCAAAACTTTTGTTTAAATTTTCTAACTCTATTTTATCTGGATCCATTGAGTAACTCCTTGAGTAAAAATTTAATTTCATTGATATCATCTTTCATATTAGCAACTTCATCCTCGATAGTTTGTATATGTCGATTCTTTTCTTCTTTTGTTGCCCTTCTAGAAACATATTGTTCATAGTCTAATCTATTGACATTAATGATTGAGTTTGTATGAGGATCTCTTGCTAAATCAGCATGACCCTCCACACCATAGTTTTCCATATCACGCAAGAGCAATAACTCTTAAATCTTTTATTCTTGGAACATAAACCTGACTTGTTGAAGTCAGTAATAATTTAATTCTATAAGATCTAAATGCCGGAAGTTGATCTGCTGTGAATACATACTCCTTAAACTCAATTCCATCACTGGAGAATCCGTAAGTGTTTGTTTTTGGTACAAACACGTCAGATTCACCATTATTATCTTTCTGCGCGATTACTTGACCTCTAGTGTTTAAATTAGAGTATCCAGGGAATGGAGCAAAGATTGGATTAAATCCAGGAGCATTTCCAACTGCATAAAATGCCCTTAAATCAGAATTCAAGTTAACATGTGCGGATACTAAAATTTTGATGGAAGATGCAGAATTTTCTAATGTAATTTCTTTTGATACATATTGACATGCTGTTGGGTCAGTATCAATTCCATTTACTCTACTATCTGTTGCATAATTTGTGATAACTTGGTTCACTCTGTTTGATGTAAGGATAACACTTACTCTTTCTGCATCGATGACAGGGGAAACTCTAGTATCCACTGTGGTCATTATTAGTTTCATGTTAAGAGATTTTGCTCCCGTAATATTAGTGAGTTTTGTATCCTCATTAACTTTTGATGCAATCATTCTTGGACTATTGAGATAATTTGCCTGATTAAGAGATATAACTTCAAATCCATTATTAACATATGGAATTTCATTTCCACTTATACTTTTACTTGTAATTGTTCTTATCTCTCCCGTTAGATTTGTACCACGAACAGTGACATTTTGAACTACTGGAGTAATAATTTCGAAAGGCATGTTTTGAGTTGCTTTCATATTATATCCGCCTGCAGACTTTGTTTTATTAAGATATAGTGCTGGATAACCAACATCATTACTCCTATTATCATTATCATTATCAAGGGCATCCATATCTAGTTTGATGTGATATGAGTCAAATGTAATGGGATTACTTATGGTTACATCATTTAGATTATGTGTCTTATTGATGCGTTTTAAGTTTACTCCACCAAGTTCATACTTATAAACAGGTGTTCCTACAGGATAAGAAAGTGGATTCAAACCTCTTGTAATATTTCCAGCAATATTATTCCCACTAATCGATGTATATTCAATAATTTCGTTTCCAATCAACAGATATCCAATATTTGTTGTTCCAACACCAACATTTTCAAAAGTAGAAAATTGAGTAGAATCAGTTACCGCAATTGAACCTGTTGAAGAGGCATCATATGCTGCTGTTAGTTTTGTTGGTTTAATATCTGAAAGTGCCCCTTCAATCTTAACTTTATTATCACTGAAATACATTCCGTGATTTTGATGATTAACTTTAACATGAAGTCCGTCATTTATTACAACAACTGCAGTGGGAGTTACATCTCCACCCTGATTATTACCAACACCAGATAGGTTTAATGTTGTTGTTATACCAGAACTGTTTGTATATCTCATCGTAAATCCAGCACCAGCTTCAAAATTGCCTTGGACATTATCTAAAATAAGTTCACTTGTCAGTCCAATTCCTGCTATCGTAAATCTAGCGTTTCTTCCAACAGATGCAGCGCCAATAGTTGTAATCCCAAGAACATCCCCAACTTGATATCCAGATCCACCACCACTAATAGTTGCTGCTATAGCAACTCCATTAGAGATAGTGATATTTGCGGTAGCATCCCTGCCACCACCGGTGACTGTGACTAAATTAACTCCACTAAAGGTTTGTCCTCCACTAGAAGGGGTATAACCAATACCTGCATTAGAGACTGTTAAAGTTCCAGTGGCAGATCCAGCAACTCCAACTAAATCGCCGGTTGCATTTGTTCCAAGTTGAGAGAACGTATTTCCCAAGACATATCCAGAATCGGCTATAGTTGTTCCAAGACCAACTCTAACTTTTCTGGAACTTAAGATCAAAGAGTCTGGTAATAATGTCGCTATTTGTCCATTACCTTCTGATAGTTCTGGATTGTAAAATTCAACAGACCCTGAGGTTAAAAAGTCAGCTCTATACATGGTAAATTTAAGATCTTCCCACTGACTTGCCTCCCAAGTGGAAGCATTTTGTGATTTGAATAATGATCCTAAGTATGGTTGACTGGAAATAAATGTTTGAGTTAATAAATCATTTTCACCGATTCTAGACACATAGACACTATATTTTGTAGAGTTGGATGCTAAGCAGATAGAATATTCTTTTCCACCCTCCAAATAAATCGGTGCTTTAAATTCAATCGTGGTCGCAACTGATCCATCCGCTGATATCAGTACTTGGTCTGGATCAAGAACGATTTCTGAGAATGGTAAAATCTTTTGTGTTGGGAATCCGTTTTCCATTGTTCTCAATTGGAAAACGACAGGAATATCCATGTCATCTTTTGATCTAAAGAAGACATCGCACTTAGTGACAAATACACCAGTCTCATCTTCGACTAAGAATGATTGTGCTAACGGATCATACCATCCAACTATAACTTGTCTCGAAGATTGAGAAATAACACTGCTTCCAACAACCTGTGTTCCTAAATTTCTATTAACATTTCTACTCTCAAATTCTTGTCTATTTTGAACTCTAGCATTACGAACAGAAATAATATTTTCTTGAACTGTTTCAAGAGTTCCTGATGCAGAAAATCCTTCCTCTGCAACTGTGGTTGCAAGATCTTGATTATTGTTTTCATCGTTAACTATGGTAAATGTCTTAGTTCCAGTTTCAAATCTAGGGTGATTTACATTGTTAGGATTGGGAATAAAGAAACTACCAATTAACGTTGCGGATAAATCTGAAACCAATCTAACATTGGTAATTGTTGCTCTTGCTCCGCTTGTTTGTCCAAATAAAACCATGTCAGACTCTACATATCCACTAAACTCGCCTTGGGATTGACTTGCTAGAGAAAAAGTATCTATATTAAGAATATTTGATGTTGATGAGTAAGTTCCAGATAGTGGTTGACTTGTGTATGGATTATTTGCAAATGTCACTGTTGGAAAATTGTATGGACCTTCTCTATGGTTTGATTGTGCTACTCTAAAAGTTATTTGAGGGAAGTCTGCTCTTAAATCTGGATTTAAACCAGTGGCTCTCTGCCTACCAATAACTTTTTCGCCAACTTGAAATACTCCAGAAATCATACTGATTTCTAAGAGTTTTGGAACACAATACCTAGTTACGTTTTTACCATCAAAAAATGCATAAAGTTTTGTGAGTGGTTTAACTTTTTTTGAGACGAATTCAACGTTTCTAGATCTCATAAATGGTACGAGATCTCTACTTACAACTCTATCCCCAACAGGAGTTCTATCAAATTGCTCTGTGACAATAGTTCGTGTTCCTGTTCTTGTCTGAACTCCTGTTTCTACAGTTTGTCTTAAATCATCTCTAATAACTTGAGTTGTTTGAGTGCCCCACTGTGCAGCAAGGCCACCGCCACCACGGAATTCTCCACCAAAAGTAACTTCTCTGGTTCTTGACGTGTTTATAACATCTCTACCAGTCCAGTTAGTTTGCCAAGAATCCCAAAGAATTGGACCAAATCCAGTTTGAGGATCAACGATACCAGTTCGCGCTAAATTATTGAGTGTTTCTGCATAATTACCCTCGGTATTAATAACTTTTGCTTCAAGACGAGTGGTGTCAACCCAAGTATCGGAGGATGGTGTCAATTCTAGCGTTCCCTGCCAGAAGCTAATAAGGAAAGGAGTCACACTCTCAGATCTTGTCGCAAAAGATTGTTTAATATATACAACATCAGCGTAATCTAGAGTTACAACGTCATCCGCTCTTCTAACATTAACTCCTTCAATTATATTAAATTTAAGATCTTCTGTTGGATCAACATTGGTAACAGGACCAAAAATTAGATTGACTGAATTAGTATAATGTCTTGGTCTCAGTTCTTTATTTTTAATATCGATACTATTTTTAATATCAATGTTTTCCTCTTGTGATTTAAAAGAACTAAAATTATCTACAAAAAATCCAGATTTAAATCTATTCAATCCATCTGTGTCGGGGACAAATAAATTTGCTGTATTAGTCTCAAGTAAAGATAATGTAGTATAAAATTCAAGATTTCTAATTCTATTTTCAAGTTGTTTGATATCAACCATGCGATATCTTTTATATTCTAAAAACTGAATTGATGCTTGCTCTGGTGTATAAAGATATGGAGGAAGTGTAATCGTTGCTATTTCAATAGCTTCATCGACAGAAACTGGTTTCTCTGGTCTCTCTGCTGGTTGACCATATTTAACTTGAAATACGCCCTCTTTTGTTAAGAAAATTCTATCAATTCTACCCAAATAAT